CCCCACTTTGGGATGGTTCTTTCAGCCAAACAACAGTACAAAGATCATGACAGAGTTTGGAAGGCTGCGAAGCCAACTCAACCAATCATGATTCAATCTGACGCGTACCTTTGGACTTTGGGTCCGGTTGGTGTCTATCTGTTGGATGAAATCTCTGAGGATTTGCCACCGCACATATTTCTATTGGCGAAAGCATCGCTAGAAGAAATGGCTGCTTGGGTCGAAAAGAACGATCCGAAAACTGGCACTTATGAAGAAAGCGATGGTACGGGTTTCGATTCTGCTGTTCGTGGTAGCTCTGTCACTCTGATGTCACTGATCATGAAACATTACAATGTTCCAAAGTGGCTCATTGACTACTACGTGGAAACAAAACTTGATGTCAAGACTCAGTCACTTCTCATCGGAATAATGACTTTGTCAGGAGAAGTTTTCACTTGGTTGGGCAATACCATGTTCAATATGGCTCGAGAGGCTTTGCAGTTCAATTTGCGCAGCCGCGATCCTGGAATGTTCAGTGGTGACGATGTGTTACGCTTCAAGAAGAGGAAGATCTCTCCATTGTGGGAAGGATTTCGAAATTTCGATCATCTCATTGAGAAGAGAGTGAGTGGCGACAAGGGCCACTTTTGCTCTTTCTTGGTGAACAAAGGTCTTATTGGGAAGGATCCAGTGATCATGTGGCAGCGTTTGAAGGCTTACTTTGAGATGGGTCGAGGCGAAGATGCTTTGCCTGGCTATTTCCTCAATTGGGCTTTCAATTACCGATTGCAAGACCGACTGTTTGAATTGTTTGATTCCAAGGAAATGGAATTTCATGCTTTACAAACTCGGCTGATGTTCAATATCAATCGGAAGACACGTAAACGTTTGCACTTGGATTGGAGTCGCGTGAGTCCTGAAACTCGTGCTGACGTGAACGAGTTGGTTGACATGGTTCCACTTGTTGATTCGATGTTACATGAGAAGACTGGCATTGGCACTGGTCGTGCTGAAGCAACCGCTCTCTATGTTCGAGATCGACAAGAGATTATGGATGAGGACTAAGGGTTAGATCTATACGACCATTGGTTCGACTTTACATTATTATGGAGACTGACGCTCATGTTGCTGTTGATGTTCCTTTGGCTCCGCTTCCTGTCGCTCCGAGTGTTCCAAGAACTTGCGACGACGAATTTCTTATGCATGGTGATTTCAATACCGATTTCGTATATTCTGGTACCCTTTGGGATTTGTTTAGTGATCAGATGAAGGGGGTTTCGCGTGTTTCGTTGGAGTATATGAAATTGCGTTACCGGTTCACTGGTCAAGGTCAGACTGTGTCTGTTGGTACTTTCATGTCTCATATGAAGTTGCCGGCTGAACTCTTAGGCGTTGCGCCTGGGTTCTATACTGCATCGACTCCTAATGCATTCTTTACAAGTCAGAATGTTGAGGTTGATGTTAGCATGACTGGAATGGCTAGTCGCATTTTGTTTCCTGCGACAGATTTGTTGACCGTAGGTTCACTTTATTTCATGTGTTCCGCTGGTGTAGTTTGGTCTCTAGTGGTTGGAGTGAATCGCGTTGGCAAACGCATCATTGTTTCGAACATTCAAGGTTCGACAATGGCTCCTAAGGCTGTCAAGAAGCCCTGACTAGATCTGGACATTTCTGAGATTCATAGCTGTATTGTATTGTATGAAGAAGATGTTTCTGAGGAGTTGAGATTCTTTGTTTTCTTCGTTGGAAAAGAACGTCGCGCTGTTTGTTTGAAGCGCGAAGGTTTATTTCCACGGTTTGAGGTTGATTATGATGTTGGTTCATATGTTGATTTGTTGGAGAAGACTGTATATGCTGATTGTTTTGGTTGTCAATGTGACGACGAAGACGATACAGTTTCTGGAAATAGTGTTCCTTATCAAAATGGTAAGGAATATTGTATAATAGTCGATATTTATCCACTGGCTTGAGCATTGCTCGCCGATAGTGGTTGAAGGTCCAAGGACCTTTACGACAAAAAAAA